CTCCCCAATAAACCCAAAGGATCTACTCCATTAAGTAGTCCATTGCGGAATCTGATTTTCTTGTTAACCAAAAAGTCAGAGAAAGCAATGATTACAGCATGGACTATGTTCCAAGGAATTAAAAGGGGCTGCGGTAAGGTTCCCGACTGTTTCGTTGATGATGCTTTAGAATCACACCACAAAAATTTGATACGAACAGAACCTTTACCCTATGAACCCACAGTAATAGACACTTTATGTCTTGAATACCTTTTCAAAAATCTTAATGAAGATTAAGTTGATCAAGCATCCGACGGATTCGTCAATATGCGCGAAAAATGGGAATGTGGGGCGGGAACATCATATGGGATCTTAAAGTAGGATGGAGGATAACGTTAGGTCATTTATGAATATAGTCGGTACACTCATCTGCTAACTTCGAAACGTTTTTACGAAACCGAAGAAACTCATGACAACGGCTTTAACGGCCGGTGCTTTGAGGACTACGGTAACGTAAACTGGGCTCTTTTCTAATAGAAAATTAAATTCGAAGACTTTAGTCAGGACCATTTCAGGTGTACCCAAGTCGTACCTTTGCTCGAACCACTTAAAGTTAGGGTGATCACTAAATCTAGTGCTCTCCCCGCTTTCCTTTCAAGGAAAATGTAGAGAGAAATTAAAGGTAGACTAAACAAATGCAAACAATTTGTTCTAACAAAACAAAGCCTTGACTATTCCGATGGGGATAAAGAGATCTTTTTACGAGGTCTCCTGATAAGAGGAAGAATTCCCTATTATCTGGACGAAGATAATCTATTCTTCGTGTCCGGTGATTATTCTGCAGCCACTGATGGCTTATCAATTAATTTTACAAAATAATCATTTGAGCGAATTCTGGATTTCTTTCCCGAAGTAGAGGACAACATCAAAAATGCTTATAGAGCAAATTTATATGAATAATTCCTCTTCTATCCTTGGAATGCATAACTTTGTGAAGGGATGTACAACCGAGAGACTGATCTGCGCTTTGCGGAGAATTAGTTAAATGGATAATTGATGGGCTCTGTTCTATCATTTCCCCTGTTATGTGCTGCGAACTTTATTTGTTTCGTCAAAGCCACTTATAGAAAATGTGATGCTTAAGGGCATCCTCGTCCCCGATTGAGGGACATTCCCGCCGTAATCAACGGCGATGACATTCTCTTTATAGCTGACTCTGAACTTTACGAATATTGGCGGGAAGAAATTGCTGAAGTTGGGTTTGCTCTTTCACCAGGAAAGAATCTAACATCTTAGCAATATTTTACTGTCAACAGTTCACTATATAAAACAGATTTCTTAAAAGAATACAGGAGAAGTAGAAGCATCTGGAAAGAGAATATCAAATTCTCTCATATTCCATACATCAATCCAAATTTCATCCTTGGTTCGACTCTTTCTTAACCGAAGGACTATCGAATGAAGGTAACTCCAGTGGAATCCTGGAATTCATTCCTCGATACACTGGCGCGTCTCAACCTGTTAGAACATGAGGACTACTATTGGTCCCGATTCAAATTCTATAACAAAATAGATTTGGATCGATTATCACTTAAAGGCTTACTCAATTTACAGGTCCACCCAAATTTTGGTGGACTCGGTTTCAATACCAATTCAGCAATAAGTCTCACATTATCATAGCAGTCGCTCTCTCTACATCTTTGGAGGGAATTCATGAATTAAGCGGCTATGGTAAGCTGTTATGGACAGGCAGTCCAGCAGCCGATCACCGAAGGCATCATGTGCCCTGTAGAATCAGAGAATTTTTCCTCAGTCATCCGCAGCGATATCCTCCCTCAGCTTTCATCAAAGCTGTGTCTAGTCAGATCTTAAGACTATGTTTTCGAAAGAAAACCTATCTCTAACCATGTGTGTCTGACTTCACGAGTCGCCATGTGTCCCGTAAGGGAGAAGCATGGAGACGTAGTGTTGTCCGATACGATGGCCAGAGAATATGTTTTCAATCGTACCTATATTAAGGGATTAAAGAGATATCGTAATTTGTCTAAAACAAATAAAGTGACTCAAATCTTGTTTTTATAATCTAAAACGCCCGCACTCCGGGATATTAGAAAAAATATCCTTTGGAATTACTCGAGCTTACCCACCACATTCACGAATATGGCTCTAAACTACATTCAAAGTGAGAGTGTTGAAATTAACCAACACAATTACGATTTATGTAGACTAGATTCATGTATTTTTAGCACAGCCAGTTTTGGATGTGCTTAAGGCATGATCGATGCCGATGAGTAAGATTAACAACAAGACTAGGTAGTTACCCGTACGTAACCAAAACGCGAAGAAAAAGAAAAATTAGATCAACAATACGATGCCGATATAACGTTCTTTGAAGACTCGTTCTTCTTAGAGTGATGCAATTATACGGTGGTCACTCTCTCTCCGGAATCCCTTTGATCCCAAGGTCCAAGGTGTAAAGATCCCCGACCCCTACTCCTACCCCACGACAACTTTCAAGACGGAAGGAACTATAACTCTCAGTTCAAACGCCAATGGTATTTGTTCTGTGATTCTTGTTCCCCATCCCTTTCTATCCCTCGTAAACATGGTAGAGAATGCACAACTTGTGACTTCAATGACACAATATGCGAGTTCTCTTGATGTATACTCAGCGGTAGCCAGGCCCGTTTTGTAAGACAAACTTACAAACTTTCGAGTTGTGGCGGTTGGATACGAAGTTCGAAACTTAATCAATTAAACCCAGTGTACTGGGAGGTTAATAGGTGCAAAGGTCCCTGCTATCAATTAGATACCAGGTCCAGACTTCATGTCAGGAAATAGAGTAGATAATTTCAGACTCTCTGAACAGATTTCCGGTATAAATACCGTCAATACTCAATCAGGATTGCCTTCGTCAATTCTTTCCTTACCAGGAGCTCTGGAATGTACAATGTAAAATTTGATTACAAACAAATGCACTATATCCTCAATGCCCATTACACCCGAAGCACTTAATTTTCATTCTGCTAAACGGCTTGAACCCATTTCATCCAATCTTGGATAACCAAACTACTACTTAGGTGGTGGTGTCTATGAACTCATAGACGGTGGTGCAGGACAGGTTGACATGGTGGCCAACGATTCAGCGGATTCCATGATTATTAAGGGAACAGAGTTAACCCTTTTACGTTTCGAAGGCCTTCCTCCTAATACAGTCAGTGCTGAAATTAAGTACATATTTCATATCGAAGGAACGCCAAGCATGAACCTTAATACGGTCTTAATATCCGCTTCAGAACCAGTCGTTATGACTGATCCCGTCGTGGTAGAAAGAACAAGATCTAAAGCTATTCTTAGTGATGCAATAAGGATTTTACCCTCAATTGTATCATCAGGTTTATCAGGTTATGCAACAGGGGGCCCCTATGGAGCCCTTACAAGTATGATGGCCAAACTAGGCCTACAACTTGTCTGAGAGAAAATGTGAGCACGCGCGAAAACAGGTCAAGTAGAATACGATGTAATGAACTAGTATACGTTCGGGCCAATGATTAAAATTGTATATCATTTAGACCCTTGAGAAAACTATGTTATTAACACGTTCAATTCATTATGTTTAAAACGAAAAGCCACGTAGCGCACAAGATCCCTATTTGTCAGGATTCGGATTTTGATGGAGAACAACACGATCAGCGATTGGTCGCAACATCTGAGCGTCGAAATCACCTTGTAAGGTATGCCTAAGCAGTCAGTAAAGTCTGTCTCAAAAAGGACAGAGGCTCGTTTTTACGAGGCCTAAGGTTATTTTTTATAACTTTCTTTCGCCTGGGTGATTTGCAACGCGTAATGGTAATTACGCCGACGCACTGGAACAG